TAGACAGACCATATTGAGAACGGTTCCCATTAAGCGGCGACACGCCGTGCCGGTTTGACTTGGGTGACGTGTTGTGCTACGCAGAAGTGCGCGCGGTGAAGCGGTGCTGTTGTGGCGTGTCGTGTTGCGTAGTGTGATATATTGAAGAGTGATAGTATAAACACTATTGAAAATAGGAGCGATAAAATGAGTTTCATGAATATTGAAGCATTGTCTAATTCGATTGATTTTAACGTGAATAGTATTTATGATGTGTTCGTGTATTTTGTTGATATTGCGTCCGATTGTTTAATCGAAACTCGGTTTGTTGATTGCATTGATGCATATGGGCTTAGGGATGTGCTTGACGATGGCGTGTTTTACGTTCCGGGTATGATGTGTTTGGGGTATCGGATTAATCGGTGATTGTGAAAGGTTTTTACAATGATTAAGAATGATAAGAAAATTGCTACGATTTATTCTTGTTTCAAGAACGGTGATGTTGAGTTGTGGTATTGTTCGTGTTCATTTCGTAATGTGTATGAAATACGGTATGTTGTTAGTTTTGACACGCCGGAGGGATTAAAAGACGCGGTAGGTTTACGTTCATATAACACGAATGATTGTGCACAGATGTTTAATGACGCTATCGCATTAGCTAACACACCTTTGCTGGAAAGGGATTGACCGTGGTTTATAAGCGTAATACTTGCGATTTCATTAAAGGATACAGGTGTCGTGGTGAACGTCGTGTTAAGGCAGTTGTCATGAGTACGAAGTGTTTTAAATGTGATTCATACGTGTCCGATTATGTGTTTATGCATTGTCGTGATATGGTTGATTTGATGCGGCGGGGATTGTGGGAGGGGTGATGTGATGGCCTATTAGCTCAGTGGTTAGAGCGGCATCCTTATAAGATGTGCGTGTCGGGTTCAATTCCCGGATAGGCTACGCGATTGTGATATATTTGGTCATGGCATGTCGTTTGATGTGTCATGACCTTTTTCATTGCGAGGTGTGTTTGATGGATATTAGTTCGATTGTAACCGTTATTGGAAGCGTGGGTTTTCCGATTGTCGCGTGTTGTGGTATGGCATGGTTTATCGCTACTACGTTTAGTGATTTTAATGATTTGATGACTAAGAATAATGTGTTGACCGAAGAACTTATTGCATTGCTCAAGGATAATAAGGGGGATGATGATGTTACGAATATGGCGTAGCGTGTTGGCGTGCGTATGCGCGTTATCCTTGCTTTTTGTACCGTCTGCAAGCGCGGATATGCGGGGTGTGGATGTGAGCAATTGGCAGTGTGACATTGATACGTATGCGCTCGACGCTGATTTTGTCGTGGCGGGTGCCACATGGGGCATCGGTGGTTTTAACAACATGTGTTTGGCCAATGGTGTGAATCAGGCGGCGAATTATCAGCTCGGGCGCGCAGTGGATAGCGGTAAAAGCATCGGCGTGTACCATTATGCGATGGGGCGTGATGCGAACGCGGAAGCTGACTTTTTTGTAGATAACGTGCGCGGTTACATCGGTGACGCGGTGCTTGTTTTGGACTGGGAATCTCAGGATAACCCGCAGTTTGGTAACGGCGCGTGGATTGAAACGTGGGCGCGACATGTGCATGCCCGTACGCAGGTGTGGCCGATTGTCTATGTCCAGGCATCCGCGTTGGGACAGCTTACCTCATATGTGCGGGAGCATTGCGGCGTGTGGGTCGCACAGTATGCGTCAATGGCTGCGACTGGCTATCAGGAAACGCCGTGGTTGTATGGTGCGTATGGTGAAGCCATGCGGCAGTACACGTCGAACGGGTATGTGTCGGGATATGCCGGACGATTGGACTTGAATTATTTCAGGGGCGAACGATGGCAGTGGGACGCATACGCGCATGGCGACGGCGCGAATGCGTCAGCACCGGAAACGAATGCCGGCGGGAATGTGTCGCAGTCGGCTTGCGTGGTTGTCGCGTCCGGTGACACGTTGTCGGCTATCGCCGCGCGTACTGGACTGTTGCCGTGGCAGTCGTGGCATGGATACGCGTCGGGAAACCCGTCCGTTATTTACCCGGGGGAAACCGTGTGTTACGGCGGTGGTACGGTTGCGCAGCCGGACACGGCGCGTACGTATGTGGTTGTGTCCGGTGAGTCTTTGTGGTCGATTTTCGGCGGTGATTGGGCGCGGGTTGCCGGGCTTAATGGCTTATCTAATCCGAGCTTGATTTATCCGGGGCAGATTTTGCGTTACTGAGAATCATTATCAATAATCGGCGTGTTGCTTTTTGCGCACGCGATTTTTGTGCTATAAATATTTATGTCATCAAAAATGATTGACATAAAACAGATACAAAGGATAACAAACATGCGAAAGATTCGTAAGGTAATCGCGGACAGCACCATAAGCTATTATGACAGGGACGGCGTGGTACAGACGTTCCACACCACCGGAAACATCCGTAACGCTGAAATGGCCGTCAAGACGCTTATGAACGCCGGCATCGTTAACGTGTTGGTTGACGATATCACAGTCAATAAGACAGTGTACGTCATGGATGTTGAAACGTTCATCGAACATGCCGAACGTGTCGCGACTGACGTAAACGGCACCGACAACGACAACGACAACGACAACGACAACGATATTGAATTCTGAGAGGAACTGAAATGAACGAAGAAAACGAACAGATGAACGACAACACCGTAAACGAGACCGCACAGAACACCGTTGATACCTATCGTTACATTTGCACGATGGATAACAGCACGTTTGAGGGAAAACGCGCCATCGTCAACGCACGTAACAACGCGTTGTCGCTGAACGGACGCGGCGCGGAACCATTGGCGGTTATCGGCGCTTATATCGCGCCGGGTGTCCGTTCTCAGACCGGTCAGAAATGCGCAAACGTCTATCTTTTCGGAAAGGACGGTAAGACGTATTTCAGTCAGTCACAGGGAATCTACCGCAGCGTGCTGGACATCTACGACATGTTCCCCGATTTCAACGCGCCGGACGGTATCACCGTCGCAGTCAAGCAGACCCCGCTGGGCGGCGGGCGTTCCACGAAATCGCTTGAAATCAAGTAAGTCGGAATGAAACAAAAGTGCCATAAATTGTTATGGCACTTTTTATAAGGTGGTGAACATGCCTAGAGCGCATAAACAAGCGGACGTTTTGACAGCGAAACGCAAGCGTGTGCGGCGTACGATAAACAGTCTGAAAAAAAGCATTACCGACACCATGCCCGAAAGTGAAGCACGCGCACGACGTGTTTACATTCAACGGCTTGAAACGCAGCTGAAAAACACATATGTAGGCCGTACCCGTAACGCTGCAATGCGTGACGAATTGTATCAACGCGCCAATGAAAAAGCCGACGCGCTGATTCGACAAACCGAAGACGTGCGCGGCGGCAAAGGGCGCGCGAAAGAACGCGCACGCTCGTTCAATATCTTTCGCAATGAAATGCGAATGGCGTCCAAGGGGCTACCGAGTGCACTTGGCGATGACCTAAGCCGTGAAAAAGTCAAGATATTTTGGCGATACACACAAAACGTATGGCAACGTCCCGACGTTGCCCCGAACAAACGGTTAGAAGCCATCATGAAAGCATATGACACCGATTCGCTGAGTGAATTATTTGACACTATCATGTCACGAAACGAAAAAGCATTGCAATACGCCAAACGTATGAAAATGCACGCGGGCGAATTGGAAGACGATACGGACGTTGACGGCGGTAGCCCGATATGGCTTATGTTGGTCACACCTGACGTAATACGATGATGAAAGAACGCAAGGATTTTCGGATAGCGGCAATATTCGACACCGAAACAACGAACATCGGCACGGGTGCCGAAACGCGTGCGTATCCGATATTGTACATTTTCAACGATTTACGCAGCACACCACTGGAATCGTACACCCCCGATACGGACGATGTACGGTTTTACCGGCGTACGTCCGAAGCGCTATCGTACATTGATAATCTCATTGAACATGGGCGTACGCACGGTTATGTTCCGATAATCGCGGCATATAATCTTATGTTCGACATGCAAACTCTCATGTTGGAATTGGCGCAGTCGTATACGATTACCGCTAATGCACAGACGGCAACTAGCGTGTACACGCTTGATTTGTATGTAGGTAATAACGTGGTATGCCGGTTTTGGGACACGTTTTACCTTGAAATGGGCGGACTGCGCGCAATGGGCGAAACATGCGGATTACCGAAAGCGGTAGGCGACTGGGATTACACGCTTGTACGCACGCCCGAAACGCCACTGACCGAAGAAGAACTGTTTTACGCACGACGTGATGTGCAAGTGATACCTCAATATCTGCAATGGCTGCTACGTGCGAACCATTGGCTTACGCCGGACATGCTCGGTTGTCGTGTGCTTACCAAGACATCGCTTGTGCGGCAGATGGCACGTCGTGAGATTGGCGGGCGACGTATCACATTGCAGAGCGGTAAGCAGATGACGCTTCAACGTGCTTTCGAGTTGACTTGCAATCAAGAGTTTCCGAAAAACTATGAGTCCTATGCCTTGCGTAAGTCGTGTTTCCGTGGCGGATTGACGTTTACGAGTGCGAAAACCGCTAGTGTAGTAGTGGATAATGTCGCGTCCTTGGATGTAACGTCAATGCATCACGCTTTTATCAATGGCCGTCGATTGCCGGTAAAGTTTGCGCCTATACCGTCTGATATTTTGCAAGTGGCGTGTGAACGTATCGTTAACACGCAGCTTGAAGACGTATTGACGAATTATAGTGACCCGTTCCGTACGGGTGTACATGCGGCAGTAAGATTTACGAACCTCAGATTACGTAAAAACACATGTTTCGATGTATGGGGTATTGCAATCTGCCCGCGTTCAAAATTCGTAAAGACGTTGCAAGCGGATACGGATTATGCCAATAACGAGCGTGCGAAAACACAGGAAAACAGTATTAGGGCGCATGGTTACGTTGATACTGCTGTTAATGCGACATATGCTTTCGGTAAGCTGTATTGTGCGGATGAATGCATATTACACGTTAACGAGATTGAATTATGGAACGTGGCGCAAGTATATGAGTACGATGAAATGCGCGTCTTATATGGGGAGGGTACCACTAAGACAATCATTCCGCCTGATTACGTGACATTGCAATCTAATATGCTTTTCGCTCGAAAAACCGATGTGAAAAACCTGATTAAACATTATCATGAGGGTACGGCGTATGCGGGTGAAATACCCGATTCGATACCTGAGGGAATTGCGCGCGACGCGATGACGGGCGCGTTAAGCATGAAATTTTTGCAATCATACTACGGTAGCACCGTTAAAGGCCAATTCAACGGGATTTACGGCACTCAGGCACAAGATGTCATGAAAGCCGATTATCGCGTGACGGAAACCGGCGAGCTTGAAGTTGATAAAACCACGGTTTGCACACCCGAGAATTTTGCGAAAAAACGTCCGAAGACACCACGCGTGCTCTACACTTACGGTATGCGAATCGTTGCGGGCAGCAGAATGCACTTGCTGATAGCCATGATGCTGCTATATCGCATTTCGGTAATCGCGTCACGGTCACGGGCGGCGATACCGATAGTCTGAAAATCAGTTGCGCCAATGACGTGTCTGATATGGAACTGTTGAAAGCGCTCGAACCATTGCACACCGCGATAGAAAACGCTATCAACATTACCATGCGACGGGTCAGAGACACCGCGCCCGACATGGCGTCTACGCTGGAACATATCGGAAAATTTGAAGTGGAGGATTGCGGCGGTACAACTCGGTATGCTGAGCATATGGAATTGTGGAATAAAGCACGTGTCAGTTTGGACAAGAACGGACGCGTGCATGTCACTTGTGCGGGGCTTCCGCGACCGGACGGCATGTACACCATAGAAGATTTTATTGCCGATGTTATGCGTGCGGGGCACGGTTTCGCGGAAACCGTACAAATGTCGCTCGGTTATGATGTGTTGATCGATTATGACATATGCCATACGTTGCAACGCAACGACCGCATGTATGGGATACATACGTCGGCACCGTCACCGACTATCAGGCGCGACATATCATGTTGATGCGCCCGAAGCAATCGCGTTGTATCCGTCCGGTAGATGGCTGGGTGAATCGGACAAACAGACAAACGGCGAGAATCTGACATACATACGAAACACGTATAATCGAAATGTGGAAACAATGCCCCGCGAACTTATTGTGCGGGACGGTAAACCTATGATTGTGAGTATTGATGGCGAAATATTATTATGAACGGCTTAGAACACAGATATTGCCGCGCGACGCTGACGTGAATCTTATAATAGGCGCACGCGGACTCGGTAAAACGTACGGCGTACGTCGGTATATGCTGGAGGATTATATTAAAAACAATATCTGTTTTGTTGAGGTCACACGGTATCGAGAAGAAACTAACGACGTGGCGGCAAAATATTTTGACAGAATAATAGAAGATAATATTTTCCCCGACTACGATTTTAGAGTGCATAACAAGATAGCTGAAATACGTCGTAACGGTGATAAAAAATGGCGGACATGTGGCTATTTCATCCCATTATCATTACAGCAGCAGAAGAAAAAAAGCACATATGTTAATGTACGTAATATTTGCATGGATGAAATTATTATAGACCCTGACGATGTGTATCATCATTATTTGCGTAACGAATATGAACAATTGGCTAACCTTGTAGATACCGTCACGCGTGAACGCGCCGACGATAACAAGCTGCGTAAGCCGCGAATCTTTTTACTAGGCAACGCGTGCGACGCATATAATCCGTATTTCAAACATTACAACGTACCCTTGGAGCCTGAGTTTGGCTTGCAATGGCTTGATGGTAAGACGTGTATTTTCGATTATGTTGAAGATGATAAATACGCTGAACAGAAAACAAAAAACACCGTTGCGGGACGTATGATGAAAAATAACGATGGTGTCACCGCAAAAAACAAATTCAAACATCATAATACTGATTTTATTGAAAAACCACACAACCACGTTAAACTTACTTATGTCTTCCGTTGGTTGCGGCGTGAATACGGCGTTTATGTTGATTTACGTTGTGGCTACGTTTTCACATCATCAAAATATGACGCGGGCACGCATGTGCCGTATTTCGCAATTACGACGGATGATAACAAACTTAATTATCTTACGGCAAATGTTGCAAAAGACTTGATTAGGAATCTTACGTCATATTACGCGTTAGGCTATTTACGCTACGATACGGTGGAAACGCAACACGCCGTAATTGCAATGCTTAGAAATTTCGGCGTAAAATAAACACGGCATACACGAGGTGTTACAGTGAGAATGTTAAAACATTATCGTTGATAACCACGGTTGACTCCGCCAATGATATGGCCGTGAGGGAAAAGCGCGCCGTTCGTCGCTGTGAATCATGTCGTAAGTGTGCTATTCTTAAGTCGTGCCGGTTCGGTATTCGTTCGCCGGTACGACTTTTTCATATATGAAAGGAAAAAATAATGGATGACGAAACCCCTGAGGAAAGGGACGCCGCCGAACGCGATGACCTCACCCCCGACGAAGCGCACCGCGCGGGCGAATTCGATGATTTGCGCGACATGCTACGCGATGTGCTTGACAAGGTGAGCGCGCTAAGCGACCGCACGGACGCAATCAGCGAACGAATCGACGGTATCTATGACAATTTCGCCGATTCAGTCGCGCAAATGGTTGAAAACGGCGCGACCGTCAAGGAAAACGACGATGACGTGGCGGAAGCAATCGAACAGGCAGCGGCGGAAGACTTGGAAAATCTCGATTACACGCTTTATTGATAGGAGAAAATATTATGGCTGTGGACAATGCGACAATTTTGGACAAGGTGCGCACCAAGTACCGACGATTATCAGCAGCGTATTCCGAGCGCAACGCAAACCGGCGTGGCGAACACCATGCGGTATCTGTTCGACCCTATGAACAGACAGTACCTCAACGATTGCGTGTGGAGCATGGTCAATCGTATCGGACTCACCGTGATGGCGCAGAACGCGCCGTTCGAGAATCCGTTGTCGGTTTTCAAAAAGGAAAATCTATATTGGGGTAGCACCGTACAAGAAATCGCAGTCAAGTGGATTAAGGCGCACGGATACAAGGACGATGCGGAAGAGCTTTTGAAGATGCATCGCCCGGAAGCGGCGGTGTGGTTCTACGAAATGAACCGTCGCGACCAATATCCGATTTCGTGGACTGACGATGAATTGCGGCAGGCGTTTGTGGATGATTTCGGCTTGAACCGTTTCGTCGCGCAGATTATGGAAACGCCGCGCAACAGCGATAATTACGACGAAATGAACATCATGCTTGCGCTGATTCGCCATTACGAGCAGAATCTTGGTTTCTACAAGGTGCATCTTGACGCGGTGCCGAGCGACGAAACCACCGCCAAGACGCTGCTCAAGGCGTTGCGTGCGACCGCTGGCCGCATGCAGTTCCCCTCCACGCAGTACAATGCGTTGAACGTGACTGACATTCCGGCGTACGCCAACCCCCAGCAAATGGTGTTGTTGGTTGAACCGGAATATCTTGCGTCGCTTGATGTTGACGCGTTGTCGGCTGTGTTCCAGCTGGATAAGGCCGACGTGCCGTATCGTATTATTCAGGTGCCGAGCCTTGGCATTGACGGCGCGGTGGCGTTGCTGGTATCGACTGATTGGTATCAGGTACGGGACACCATGTACGGCACCACGCAGTTCTACAATCCGCAGACACTTTCGAACACGCTGTACCTTAATCACTGGGGCATCTATGGCGTGTCGCCGTTCACCCCGTGCGCGTTGTTCACCACCGACGCGGGTACGTCAATCAAGGTTGTGACTCAGACGGTGACTGGCTTTACTCTGACTCCGACCACGGGCACCGTCAAGGCGGGCGACTTGATGCAGCTCACGCCTAAGCTCACCGCCACCGTCACGCCGACGGGCACCGCCATTCAGGTAGCACCGGACGCGGCGACGTACGAGGTTTCGGCGAATCATGCCGCAAGCGGCGATGACGCGCCCGGTGCGGCGTTCGACCTCAACGTCAATACGTTCGTGGATGATCAAGCGCGCTTGCATGTCCAGCGTGACGGGCTTGTGGCCGGTGACGTCATTACCGTGACGGGCACCGCCACGTACGTTAATCCGAACGGCGCGACCACGGAACATTCCGCAACATGCACGTTCACCGTCAAATAGTCTGAATCGTTTATGATATAAATGAGTGGTGTTTCATGTGAGGCACCACTCATTTTTTCGTATATAGGAAAGGACGCGATATGGATTTTCCACATCTGCAAAACGCAACAACGTTCCCCGATACGGACACGCACGTATACGGGCAGTACCGCAACGTTTTTGATTACAATGTTTGGACACCAAACACTGTAATTAAACTTTGTCATGTTAATTGGTTCGATGATTACCACGACGTCGTGAAATTCTCCGATGACGCCGCACGCGACACATGGTTTGACAAACTGGACGGCGAAACCGTCAAGCTCACAACTAACATGTACATTGCACGCGCCGACGCGGACGGCATAAAATTGCCGGTGCCCTACATGACGGCGCAACAGTATAATTACATTGTCGTTGACTTTTCACATGACATTATCAATACGCCGTATCAAAAAGCCAACGTGCAGACACGCTATCATTTTTTCATCACTTCCGTACGCGCGGAAGCACCGAACACGACAACATGCACGCTTACGCGCGACGTATGGACGGACTATATCAACAGCACCACAATCAACGGTCTACTGTTGTCACGCGGACACGCGCCGTTGACGGAAACGACACCGCAAGAACTGTTGAAAAACCCGCGCGCGAATTGCCGTGACTTCACGCTACCCGACGTCGATTACGGCAACACAGCGTCGAATATCAGGAAAAGCACGCCGTTTAATCTGCAAAACGGCACAAGATATATCTGTTTGGCCACAACGTTTTCGCCCGAACAATTGCAAACCATGAGCGGTATGCGCGGCACGAACATTACGGACAGCGACCCGACATACAGCAATAACGACGGCACGGTAACGGGTTTCTCATGGGGTGCCGGAAACGTTTACACGTCAAACGTTGCCGGTGCGGGCACATCATACAATTCCATCGATAATCTCACTGCAAGCAACGTAAGCATGTATGCGCTCGAATCGTCCAAAATATCGGGCGATTATTTCAACACGCTTTTCGCATATTATCCACATATCATGTCACAGATTACAGCGGTTTTCGTCGCCACCGCAAACATGATGCGGTTTGGTGACGCTATCAGCGTGAACGGCGTCGAATGGCATACAGTCAGCGGCGCACGAACAAACTATCCGATATTGATTTGATTATCGACGATTTCGGCTACGTTAGTGAATACGCGCAAATAACACGATTATATCTTGCGCCTTACGCACACTTAGAGGTTTCCGACAATATCGGCAACAAAACCCGTGTAGAAATAGCCGACTGCGGCCACCTTTCGGTGCAGACGGTCACATCCCTCAGCTATCCGATCTTGCGACAAATCGCATGGCTTGACGGTATAGGAAGCGACGGCGATACGACTATCAGCATTGACGCTATCAACGGTACTAGCATTGCCGCCGCCGTTCCGAACGCGGACGTGCTCAAAACGCTCATATCGCACGACATACCTATCTACGCGTTGCAACGACGCGCAATCGACGCGCACCGCGCCGACGCATACAATCGAGAAATCGCGCAAGCACGCGAAAACGCCGTTATATCGTACGAAAACGGCGCACGCTCGGCAAATACGGCGCGGGATAACGTCGCGCGCTCGGGACAGGCCAACGTTACGAACACCGCTACCGCCAATGGTTTGCGAAACACCACCACAAACAACTCGAATGCCGCCGCAACGGACATGACCAATCGCGGCAACGCCAAACTTGATACCGAACGTACGTATCAGAACGCGAAAATCAACGCCGATTTGTCGGAAGACTTGGCAGTGGCGACCGCATCATACGTTACAGGTCAGGAACAGGCCGCAATGACCAACGTCACCTCAAACATCGGCAGTCTTGCCACAAGCGCGATAACGATAGGCGCGGGTCTCGCCGTAAGCGCGGCGACCGGTGGCGCGGCGATACCGGCGATGGTTGGTGCCGCGGCGGGTCTGAGTTCCGGCGTGATAGGCGTTGGAACGTCAAGCTACAACACCGCTCTTGCGTTGACGAACAACGAACTTGTCTATACCGCGTCGAGCAGTGCCGCAAGCAACAAGGCGGCCAACGCGTTGGAATACAACGGTGGTATAATCGGACAGGCCAAAAGCTACGCGACGGACACTACGAATCGTTCCAACAAGCTCAACAACGACAACACGAATGCGTCGAACGCGGCCAACACGACAATGACGGCAACTAGTGTCAACGCGGCGAACACGAATGCGTCGGCGTCACGCAATCAGAACGTGGATAATGCGAAACGTGTCATGATGAACACGCGCTCAAACACGAATGCCGCATGGCGCGACTTGCTCAACCATGCCGCGCAGCCCGTTGGCGCGTATGGCGGCGACAATTTCAGGCAGGCGACGGGGCTTGACACCATGACCGTGAAAATCGTTACCGAAGATAACGGCGCGATAGCGGCGGCGGGCGATTACATGCTGCGTTATGGTATCGCGAGCAACAAACTCTACAACAGGCCGTCTTTGACGCCTTGCAAGCATTTCACGTATTGGCAGGCTACCGACATATGGACGCTTTGCCCGCTTGCGCAAAACGAACAATTGCAGACAATCAGGGATATTTTCAGTTCCGGTGTTACAATATGGAACAGACCTGAGGAAGTCGGCGGCGACTTCGTATATGACAATCTATAAGGTGGAAAAATATGGGACGCAAACGTACGCATAAAAGGCCGTTGACCCGTGCGGAATTGGGTGAACGCGGCGCGCCGATGTGGCAGCAATCCGAAGCGCTTAACTCGCAAGCGTATTCGATGGCGTATTCTCAAATGTTGAATATCGCGTTATCTCGTTTCAAGTGGTTGAATCTGCCGAAAACTTGTGACGCGTGGTTTTTGGAATATAATCTGCTGTATTTCGGTTACGCCACAATCGCGTTTCCGCGTAGCAAGCCGGGTGTGTTTTTCAGCACGCAAGCGGTGACTACATCGAATTTCAATGTGTATTACAAACCGAAGAAATGGGATAGTTACGGCATTAACGGTTGGCGTTTTCCGGTTAACAATTCCAATGGTGTTTTCATCTACGCTAACCGCGCGCGTACGCCACTCATTCCGACTATTGAATTTTTCGCGCATGAAATAGAAGATTTGTACATGACAAGGCGGCAGAATCGTTTCAATCAGAAAACGCCGTTCATACTGGAGGTTCCAGCCGGGCAGCAGACGGCGGGCGTCAACGTTATCAAGCAAATCTCAGGCGGTGAAATGGCTATCATGGCGACACCGGCTTCACCGATTCCATGAAAGCCAACGTGCTGAAAACCAACGTCGAATATATCGGCATGGAATTGCAGAACGATATTCAAAACACATGGAACGCGTTCTATCAGGCATTAGGCATTAAAAATCTGCCGCTTAAAATGGAACGGCAAACCGCCGACGAAATAAACGACTACGGGGAGCCAACCGACCTACGCGCACTCAGTGAATTGGAGGAACGACGTGCCGCGTGCGACATACTCAACACAAGATTCAGAAAATATCTCAAGGAACCGATACAGGTTGTATGGAACGAAGACAACGTTTCCCGCAACTACGCTTACTTGACGGACGTTGAAAGAATGCACGACAATGACAATGCAGAATGACATAAACCATTATCAACCGTGTGAATCGTACGACGATTTTCATAGCGTAATGACATACACTTTTGGCGAATTGCTCGATGTACCGGGCGGTGTTGACTGGAATAATGCCGTATGGTCATGGCGGGACATTGCCTATGATGACACGCAATACACGCGTTGCTGCAAGAAAATCGAGAATCGTTTCTATGACAGAGAGTTAGGCGTTATGCCACCGTCAAGATGGCGACGGCACTTTCTACGCCTTATCCAAGAAATCATGCCGACGCTGCGCCCGCTTTATGCGCTTGTAAGCAATAATCCTGATATAATTCTCAGTGACAGCGACATATGGCATAAAATGCGAACAGTCTACAGTGACTTCCCCGCGACGCAATTGGCTGAAAACCAAGACTACGCAAGCAACGCGACCGATAATCAATACGAGACAATCGCAAACGGTGATTTCATGGACAAAGTCAATCGCATAAGAAACGGCGATTACGTCGATATAGACGTAATGCTGCTCGAACACCTTGAAACATGTTTTAGCCCATTATGGACGATAAACATAAACAATTACTGAAAGGATAATACACATGTTTCCACTGCTACCGTTTTTCTCGGTATGGCCGTACACGCCCGCCATACCCGCGTTCTATTGGAACGCCAAAAGCCAAGAAGAAATAATAAAACACATCGCGTGCGAAATCGACCACATAACGGCATATCTTGACGAAATCGTAACCGACATAAACAAAACATTGAACGACTACGATACAAGAATAAAAAACATTGAAGCGCACATAAACGATTACGCCGTTGCCATAGCGCAAATACAAGAACAAATCGAACACATAGGAAACACACAATTGATATGGAACGTCACAAAGGGCGAATATACTGATAGTAAAACCGCAATGCGCGACCTATACCGCGAACTCGCAGTTTACGGCGCGCGAATCAGTCAAATTGCTGACATTAACATTGGCAAATTGGCTGAACACCGTACCGACGAAACACCCGCAGTCGGCAACCTCACCATATTCAACGACAACACGCCCCGTGTCACCGATGCGAAAACCGGCAAACCGTACCCGTCGTTATAAACACCGAAAGGATAATCCATTATGGCAGAAACAACAAATTACAAGCTCGAAAAATATGACGCGAACAGTTCGGCCAATCTCTTAGACCAATACAATGCGTCAATGAATAAGCTTGATACGGCACTCAAGCAAATCGACAATAAAGCCGAACAAGCCCTTAATAAAAACACATTACCAGATGGACTATTAGCGTTCTGCACGGCTTTAGGAATATCCAGTAGCAACGCTGCAACCCTAGGCGCAACGCTAAATCACATTCTTAATAAAATCGGAACCGAAGCGTTTACCGTTACTGACCTTGCACAAGCAAAGAAAACCGCTGAAGGTTTCATCATTCCCGGTGAAATCGCCTAACAAGAAGATACATCATGTCAACAGAAACACCATTCTATCATCTGCCATTGTACGAAACAGGCGACCTAGCGGATTTACGCGACGGCTATAACGCGGCAATGCGAATTATTGACCGCACCATACATCAAATGCAAGTGCAAGCAGAAATTAACCACCCGCAAACAGCAATACGAAAGGAAGATACAAAATGACAGCCTACACACCCAATTTCAATCTTGAAAAATATACACCCGGTGACGCGGCAAACCTCAATGACCAATACAACGCGTCAATGGATATTATCGACACCAATCTATACAAAGTAAACACTAACGCTAGTACCGCACTAAACACCGCCAATCAGGCATAACGCAAATTCAAGCAACAAACGATAATCTAGCGGCATTAGGTGTAACCAACGAAACCACTGCAACCGCGCTCAAAAACAAGATTGATGCAACCGCGTCAAATCTTGCTGTCACAACCGAAACTGCAAACAATGCCAAAAGCAACCTAAACGCGCTCGGCGTAACCGACACCGCCACCGCCGAAACAACTAAAAACCGTTGGAATAAAGCAGCCGAACAAGCCGAAATCAATAAAAACAGTATATCTACGCTCAACATTAAAACAAACCAAAACGCGCAAATCATTACGCAAGCTATCGGTTACAATGATAATATTGTCGTAATCGGTGACAGCTGGGTGGACGGATACTATAAGCGTGCAAAACACTTGAACGACTCACCAGCAAACGCCATTTATGACATACTAAAGCCAACCACAAAACAAACACTAGGAACAAGCGCGGGCGGTTTCTACGCAAGCGGCGATGACGGCAACTTTCTTGACAGGTGGAACACAGTAACCGATAAACAGCATGTCAATAGAGTAATCATCATTGGCGGTCAAAATGATGCTAATAAAATGCTAAACAACAACACGCCGATAACATCAATAGATAGCAGCATAAACACATTGCTTAACACAATCCGCACCGACGCACCGAACGCGATAATTGATATATTCCCGATGTGTCTCGCAATGGGCGAATCAATGAACCGACAGAATGCTAAGTGGTCTGTGGCACCGGATTACCGGCAACAGGTTTACAACCTTTTCGCAACAAAACGAGACATTCCAAACGTGGTAATCCACGAGGGCGCATATCGCGCGGGTGTATGGGCGAGTCGCGCAGCAGACGGCGGTGATGACAACGACGGCGCGCACCTATCAAAAGGCGGATACAGCGCAGTAGGCCACGCTATGGGTAGCTGCATTCTACACGGCACGACATTCTTCCCAACACAAAGCGGATTTCCTAACGATTCACAAATTAACGGCACATGGAATAACGTGTCAATTTTCGAGACTAACGGCATACTATCAATCCAATACAATGTTAAATGTAATGGTGCGCAAAAGAACGGTGACCGCATATTCAAAATCGCCAAACAGTTCAGCGTAGGCGCATCAGTATTCTACAAAGACTACAGCGACAAATATTTCGTCTCAATTGATAGCAATACCCTAGCACTACAAGGCGTAAACAACATACAAGCCAACGACATAATCGCCGGTGGCATACGGCTACTTGCTGGTTTCTAACACAAAAAACCGTTGACGATAACGCCAACCGGTTTTTTTGTATTTATATCACACTACGCAACACGACACGTTAAAATCAATCGAATTAGACAATGCTTCAATATTCATGAAACTCATTTTAATACTCCCTTGTTTTAATACTTCCATACCGTATCCCGTACAATAGCCGACATTTGACCCTTAGGTAAATCATCGAACGCAGTAGGCCACTCAAAATTATGCCCCTTAGCGATATTGAAAAGAATCAAACCGGCTTTACAGTAATTCCACATATTCGAATCAAGCCCGCATTCATCAATATATGCGATGAACATTTTTTCGTAAAATTCTCTAGATTTATAATTCGACATTTTATTTTTTCCTTTCCTTAACTTGATACTCATATAATACCACACCACACAACACGACACGCCCAAACCGCACCGTTTTCTTCCGCACACATCCGCGTACCACACCACACAACACATGTCAAAACCACTCGGCGTGTCGGGTGCATCATGCCGCTTAATGGGAACCGTTCTCAATATGGTCTGTCTA